AATCAGGGGTAAAACCTAACTCACGGTTGGCAAATTCTTGCTCTAGATCTGTTTGTTGAACCTCTTCTGTGAGAGGTTCTGTTAATTGCTCTTCATCCATTAGTTAGTTTCCATTAAATCAGGTCTGTAATCCCAATGCCAAGATTCATGGCTATCGAGTTTTAAATTCTGTAACCGTTCCATTGCTTCTTCACGGGTGCCTTTACCACCTTCAGACCAAGGGAAGAAACCATATTTAGGTCCATTCTCTTTTAGCCATTCTAACTGTGCTTCAGCTTTTTGAGAATCAGTTACGAGACTTTTCCCACCAATCTTTAGGGATTTTAAGTCAAATTCAAAATCAACAGCAGTACCTAAATTATGCATAGATTGCCCAGGTTTAGCTGCTTTTGAAGGATCTTGTATATAAGCAAGGTGAGAACCTTCACGGGTTCTGTAACCACTACCGTAATTATCTTCTGGACTAAAGTTAAGTAAAACATTATCAGCAGCTGCAGCATCTAACATAGACTCTAAGTTATTAGCTACATCTTTTCTTATTCTTATAGTACGTCCATCACCACTTTGAGCGTAACCTTTCATAGTAACTAGATCTGCATCTTTAAATCTACCTGCATAATCGCTATTAAGTTCATATGCTGAAGCTTCTTGTGTTAAAGGTGTTCCTAAAACATTATCTTTATCTATAATATCACTTTCTTCAATACTTTGTCCACCAATCACTTCGTTCATTAAAAGAGTTTGCATCATCTCTTTAGCTTTAAACTCTTTAGTACCTATACGAGCATAACCTCTAGCAGGGTCATAAATATAACCATACTCAGGATGTACTTTAAGATTTGGGAACTTTTCAATTACTGTGTCTTGGAGTTCACTATACCGAGTATCACCTACAAGCCTTTTACCAGCAGAAAGTATAGCTCCTAGATCTGTAGGTTGTACAAAACCTTGTGCAGATTGATCGATAAATAAAGCTCGATCATTCAATAATTGCTTTTGTTTACTCCAAGCTGTGTATGCTGGATTAACTTGAGTTTCAGCAAGTAAACCTAGGGAGTATGGGATATTACCTGTTTTGATAAGTTTAGGTGGTTCATTAGCATCAAGTTCTGTAAGCTGTGTATTAATAGCATTTATATCATTACCAGGATCTTCATAAACTTGAACTAATTCTCCGCTTCCAAGATCAAGTGTAGTACCATCCCCATTAACATCAAGGTTTAGTTTACCCTCTAGTTTTTCTAAAGGTCTTCTATCACCACTATAATAGCTATTTAAAGCAGCCATTGTATATTTACCAAAATCACCGTCATTCCATTTATTTATATCATCAAACTTAAGACCAGCAAAAACCATTCTAATAGCTTGGTTCTGGTCTGTTGTTACTGTTTGGACTTGTTCAGTTACAGTGATAATTTTCTTTTTATAAGCAGCTAAAAGTACTTCAGGGTTAGCTTCTAACTCTTCTTTAGTCATTGGGGGTAGACCTAAAGAACTTAGAAGAGGATCAATCTCATCTTCTCTAATTAGGAAATCACCATCTTTAGTTAATAAAGCACCAATAGTACTATCAATGTCTAGTTTACCTATCTCTTGCATAGCACGTTTAGCTGCATTAAAATCACCATTAACTAGCGCAGCCCTAACATTTGGATATAAAGATTCCCATACTGCAATCTCGTCTTTCACATCTTGAGGCCAATTACCTTTCTGTATCATAGGGAATTTATCAGCTTGTAAATCATAAATCATCTCAGCAGTTCTCTTAAGAGGATCTAACCTTGATAACTCTTCCCAAACTGGTTTCACCGTTCCAGCACTATCAAATTCAAAATCTTCAACCTTAACAACAGGTGCTTGTGATTTATCACTAAGTATATCTACATGTCCACTTGTCTTTACACGTTGGTTGAACTTTTTAATAGTAGCATCGTCCTTGATAACTTCCGTATTTATATCTCTATAAGGTTGTTCCCCAGCAGCAACAACATCATTTAAAGCCGCATTAGTAAAACCTTTATCATTTATCTCCCAAGTATTTTTCCCGTCAACACTTGGTATATCATTATTTATATGAGACTCTACTTCTTTAAGTAACTGTGTGAACGCACTTGCACCAGCTTGTTCAACAGTCCCTTTATCTGCTGACAAGTATCCTTTAGTGTAGTTATATAATTTAGCGTCTAATAGGTTAATAGCTTTTACTACTTGGCTATCATCTTTATCCCACTCAATCTCACCAGCATGTTCATTAAGTCCTGCAATTACTAGCTCTTGCAACCTTTTTACATTGTTAAGGTGTGCTGCTTTAGCTGCATCCTCATTATGGAAAAGTTCTGCATCTATTTTACCATTAAGAATCCCTTGCTTAATAGTATCTTCATGTAACTTCCGTAATGTTGGATGGGTATCACGTATAGGTTTACCATTATTCTCTTCAAATAAATCATTAAGCTTTTTATCAGATAAATCACGGGGATAATTAATTTTCTCTTTTGCTTGTTCCATTTTCTTTTTCAACCCGTCTATACCAGGATGTCCAAGGTATTCGGGGTTGTTTTCCATGACTCCAATAGCAGTATCAAATGCTTGAGTATCACGGTTAAGCGCAAAGTCCTTTAAAATTCTGTTTTTATCAGCTGTGATTAAAGATGAAATGGTATTATATTTTTCTCTTTGAAACTTTCCAGTCTCCTCGGCTAATAAAGCTTCAATGTTATCTATATTAAACTTATTAGGCCATAATTCATGAAGAAATTTCTTTTCATATACCCACTCACCGTTTTCATTCTTAACTCTTTTACTAAGACCAGGGACATATACTTTTATTTTATTCTCTATAGCATCTATAAAGTCAAGTTGATCATCCTCATTTTTCATAGCATCTGTTCTTAGCTCAGACGCTTCACCAATCATAGCTTCTACTAAACCATCAATAGCATTTAGTGTATTACTACCAGCTGTATTAAGTGCTTTAACATTCCCAGGTTCAGTTAAAATCCAGTTCTGAACATTTAATTCTAACTGCTCATGGCTTGAATCTATACCCTCAATACCTTGACTTATCTTAAATTTATTATTTTCAGAGGATGCGGCTGCTTCTTCTAGTAAAGCTTTCTTTGCTTCTTTCTGTTGAAAATCAGCATTGCTTTGAAGGATAGGTCTTGTTAATAATTTATTTATAAAAGATTCAGATAAACCAGATTCTTTACCTTTTTCAACTACATATTTATTAGTTAAATGACCAAGAATAGCTTTCCTTTTTTCAAAACCATCTTCACCTGTGTATCTATGATAATGACCAACAATAATAGGATCTTCTTCAGTACCTATATTCTCAGTAGAACGTTCGTTTTCCGGATTATATATTAAAGAACTGTCTCTAAATGCATCCCAGCCAACAGCTGACTGCATCAACATACCTTTTCTAAAGCCAAATGCTCTATTAGAGCCTAGTTTTTTAATGTTTAAAAGACGATATTCCTCTTCTAGAGAAGCTATTTTACCTTCTTTCTCCCATTGATCTCTTATTGCTTGTTCAGTTTGGCTAACTTTAGCAGATTGTAATGCAATTTTGTCTTCAATCTCTTTTAATTGAGCATCACTAGCATCTATTTCAGCAACAACATCAGGCTCACCTTGTTGGTATTTGATACCTTTTGTTATACCATCCTCTATTTGCTGATCAAATACTGGTTTTACAACTTTAGTTGCAACAGTATCTAAAAAATTATCAAGAGTCTTACTGAAATTTCTTAGGTTTTGTAATTCATAAGTATCTTTTTTGGATGCCAACGCATCTATGCGTGTCATCTCATTTGTCCATTGAACGCCTTGACGTTCTCTGCCTGCGACATTCTCTTTACGTTGTTTGTCCAGAGCATCTGCGTATTGCCGTAGCTGCTTACTTTCATCTGGACCTGTACGTCTTCTGAAGCCAGAGGCTTGTGTGCTTCTTTGATATGGCATTTTTAGCTTTTAAAGGGATTGTTAGCCCAGTAATCCTCACCACCTATAGCTGAACCCATACCAACTGTAGTAGTAATACCACCAAGTATAGGTCCAAGGGCAGAAGGTTTCTTAGGAGCTTTTTGTTTAATTGGTCTAATAGTTTTAAAGGAAGCGGAAGGGTTCATCAAAGCAGATGTAGTGATACTATTTTTAGCACTTGTATCTGCTGCATATTGATCTAAATCAATACCATACCTAGTAATACCATAAGCTCGTGTAGCATCAAATACCGTAGCATCAATCTGAGCTTGTTCGAATCCTAGATCTCTTTCAACTTGACCTAACTCTAACATCATTGATTGACCAGATGCCATACCACCTGCTAAGACAGTACCTTGAGCTTGTATAGCCTTAGCTAAGTTAGCTTGGCTAGCAAACATCTGTTCATTTAGTTTTTCTCGAAGCTCTTGATCTGCACCTTCTATTGCTCTGTTAGCTTCAATTTGATTTATTTCTTTTTGTTTGATATATGCTTCGTGTGATGCAGCATCAGCCTTTAGCTGTGCATCAAATACTTTAAGTTTTTGTTGGTCATTGTAAGCGGATATCTGTATATCATTAATATATTTCTGCCGAGCCATAGCATTAGAACGGTTAACAGCATCGACTTGTGCTCGATGTGCTCTGTTTTGTTCTTGTATGCCTGAAATTGCCGAGGCACCACCCAGTGCTGCAGAAATTATTAGGGTTGGTTCGCACATGTTTTTATAAACTCTATGAGAGGTACACCATTATAAACATGGTAGTTAACAAATGTGAATCCAAGTACTTTAAGTAATTTAATATGAGACTCATTTCGCATATCTGCGTGATTAAAAACATAAGGATTGGATAAGCTATTTACCCAGCGTTTAGCTTCCCTTACAAACGTATGTGGGTACTCTGTGCTGGCCTCAGTACAAAGCATCCATATAACATTCTGTGGGGTCACTCCCGCCACTCCAGCAGCCTTGCCGTTGGGAACCTTAAAATAAACACAACTCCCATATGCGGAATTAAAATATGATTGGATACAAACTGCTTCAGCACAGTATCCTGTTGTCTCTTCTACCTCACGTCTATCTTCATAGCGTAAGTTCAACCCCACACTTAGAGCTAACTCTGGAGTGCAGGGTTGGATATACTTACTTTCGTACATGTCTTCTTTGGTTATAAATGCCGTCCCAGCTAGCTGAGATTAAAGCGGTGGAAAATGGATCTGGTACTTTTATTTGTAAATTATATTTAGTATTTTTCTTTTGTATAGGTACTCGTACAGTTTTATTCAACTCTGAAGGTACATCACCCAAGGTAGCTAAACCTGTTATCATACCTGATTCATATTGAATGTAATCATCAAACTCTTTAGTAACTGTACCATCAGAATCAACATAAGAGTTTTTAGCTGTTAGATGGAACTCCATTGGACCAGATACACCTAAATCAAAGTTAAGACCAGAGATTCTTAAAGAACCGTTTGTATCATATTTATTAGCATCAAGTGTATAGTAATAATCTGGTAGTTCAATTGTACTTGTGTAACCGTAACCTACAGCTACATCCCAACCAGTCATATTGATATTATTAAAGGTAGCAGAATTATCCGCTACAGAATCAGCTTTAACAACCATACCTGCATTATTACCATTCATCCCAAGTGCATAGAAATTAGAAGCAGAAGTTGGTTGATAACCATTAGCTGCATCAGTTCTGAAAGTAAGCACTGTTCTTGCTGGATCATTACCACTTGCATCTGTGTAAGTAATGGTTTCTGGTATAAGCATATTATCCAGACAAGCTTCAAAACTTCTCGCTGTATGTAAGGGTGAACCTACGTTACCAAAACTACCTCCTACAGTATAGGAAGCATGGTCAGTGTCAGCTAAATTAGTTGAAGTATCTGTTGTATATTCATGCTTACATAATATATAATCATCACCTTGTTTAGTTACAACAAAGAAAGTACCACCAGTATAAGTCATATGCTGCATAGTACCTGTTAAAGTCCAGCTATACCAAGCAGATTGATCCCGTCTTTCTCCAGAATCATAGTATTTATAATGGTAAATTTCAGATGAATTTTTTGCACCAAAAGTAACAATACCTAATGAAGATGAACCAGCTGATATTGAAACATCTTTAGGTACATACTCTGGTACAACTCTTGTTTGTTCTAAAATTCTAGGTGCTATGTCATCATCTAATATAGTAACTTCAAATGCTCTAGTATATGCAGATACATTAGAAGTAAACATAACTGATGTACCCATATCTCTAGGTTGTAAAGAAGCATCACATTCATAACTAGCTATTTTTTTTAACCTAGCCGTTGTAGGACTAAATATATCTGATTCCGTAAACAACATAAACTGACCGTTATCACTAAACATTATAACTCCTTTTTGTAAAGGAAGTACATGATTAACAAACGCTGGTTTTACATCAGAAACTGTTATATCTATAGGGTTATCATCACTTGTAGTGAGAGCAGATACAATAAAGAAATTAAAATAATCTCCAGGACGACTCATAACTACTTGTTCATCTGCAACAAGTCCTAATCTATTTCTATGGAAAAATATTTGTTGTATTTGTTTCCCTATAAAACTAGGGTATGGATTGGTTTCATTATCACCTACATCTCTAAATTTCCAATAGTTATCGTTACCATCTGTGTCAGCTGTAGCTTTATCTAATGTTTTAAAAGTAAAAGTACCGTCACGATTATTAACTAAAGCGTGTGGCATACTCAAATCTCTAAAACCCTTTATCATATAATCTGTTGAAACTGTACAATCACCACTTAAAGAACCGTGTACTGTATCTGTAACAGTAAACTGTTTGCTTGCCCCACTACCGCTTACTGTAAGTATTTCATATTCACCATCGGTTCCTCCTGCAGGAGCGAAGTTTATATGAACTTTATCACCAACTTCATGAGTATGGTCAGCTTGAGTAACTGTAACAGTATAAGCACTCCTCGTAAAGGTAGCACTATCAACAGCAGGGGTAGTAAATGTATGCGGTCTTACAGTTTCTTCCCATGTACCAGAACCGTAATCACCAGTATCAGCATAAAATCTGACATAATAATTATCAGATTCTGTGTTTTCTGTATTAGCTACTTGTACAATATAACCATCTTTACATTGACTAGGTAGTTTACTTATATCTGATATTGTATTACCAAATATAGTCATATTTTCATTGATAGCACCACCTAAAAAGTTAGTAGTTGGAGCACCGCTACCATGTAAATATAAACCATTACCAATTATTTCTGCAGTAACATTACTTAAATCAGAATTAACACTAGCTTTTAGTTTTTTTAGTATCTTAGCCATACTAAGTCTACCTTCATCAGGATTTTTAGGAGTACGGTAAAATCCTATACCAGAAACACCTTCATAAGTTTCGACAGGCTCAACTGAATCTACAGAAATTCTATATACAACACCTTCAATACCTACCTCTGTCCATTTACCCATAGCTGTGGTTTTACTGGTAGTTTTGATAAGACCACCATTTTTTAATGTAACTGTAGCAGTATATCGAGTGTTATAATCTTGTGTATAACCTAAGAAATTCTCTGCTTGACCACTACCATCACTATCCCAATTCGCTTCATTAGCACTTACATAAGCAGTACCATTAACTGTTATATGACCTTCTAAATTCTCACAGTCCTCATCATTATGACTCTCACTACTATGATCAAAAGCCCAACCTCTTTGACCTGCATCACGAGCATCATCGTGTGTAGCATCCCAAGTCTCACCTTCCATTGAACCACCAATGATCACATCAACACTAACTGCTGTTGCTCTCCAGTAAGTATTTGTTGCAGGTGGTTCGGTTCCTGAATAGAGTACATATTCTGTGTTATAAGCAATAGTATCTAATCTAGCAAACGCATAATCACCAGAATTAATAGGAGCTGTTGTAGTGTCTCCACCTTTAGCTACTGTAAAATCAGGGTTAGCAATAAGCGTGTAGTCTTGTATAGATTGTATAGCATAAGGTTTTGTTGCACCAGCTAAATAATCAAATATCTGATCACCAGCAGTATTACTAAGAGTTTGTTCTACTCCAGTGCGTAAATCCCATATCCTTATCCATTGAGATAAAGCTGCACTATAGTCCCATCGAGTAGTATTATCTGTTATATTCGTTCCAGTACCTGATGGTCCTGTACCTGTAGCAGCTGAAGTACCAGCTGTATCACAAACATAAGCATTACCATTAGGTGAACAAACAACATCACCAACTACATAAGCAGTACTAGCTGCCCATCTGGCATGTGGTGTTATTTGTAATAAATATTTTTCATCTCCATCTCTTATTATTTCATACCAATAACCATTATCAGTAGCATTGGTAAGTTTCCTTAAAAATTCTCCAGGAGGTCGTTTCATCAACCCAAAAGTAACGTCAGGGACAGCATTATCACATACTCTTAGCTGTCCAGGAAATTTAATTGTGTCGGGTTGTTGTGATACTCCCCCTAGGAAGTTAGGAATACGTTGGTTAATTGCTGGCATTACCTTCTCTGTAGAACTTTATATGGTCGGTAAACAGTACTAGCGTTAGTTCTACCTTCTTGATTATTGAAGATATTATAATCACCTTGAACAGTATCATATTCCAACGCTACAGCCCTTGCTTGAGCCTCATCTGCTGAAATGAGTTCTGCTGACTGTGGGTTATTTACCATGCGGTTAGAAGCGATCCTCGAAGCTCTGACGGTTATATAATCTTGAAACACCTGTGGTATATCTTCAAAATCTACCATCCAGATTATATCAACATATATTTTACCACCAGATGTATTAGTAAATTCAAAAGTATGATCGTGTAAATCGTATAATTTTTGAATACCATTATCAGTTTTTCTAACAGTATCAAATGCGTCAGGGTGTCTATACCTATTAAGGTCTATTTGTAGTACATTATTAGGTATAACACAGTGGTTATTAGAGTCTAATATGATAGGATATTGTGTTTCAGTATTGAATTTCCAACCTTCTGCTAATATCTCACGGCAGACTTGCTGCAGAGTTTTCTGTGCAATAGCCACTTCAGGGCTTTGTACATTTAAGGTATTAACAGGTGACTCTCCAACACTCATCAATATAGAGTTTACTGCATCCAGTTCGGTGGACGCTCCATATGATATGCTTGCCATAAGAATAAAAAAAGGGGGCAAAAGCCCCCGTATATAATGAATAAAAAATTATTAAGAAGCGTTAGCTGGGTATGTAGATCCAAACGCAGCTGGCTTAGTTGTTACACCTGCGAATAGTTCAACACAAGCAGCTGGGTTAAGGAAGTCGGTTCCCATAGCGAGTCTACCGAGAATCACGTCTCCTTGGTAGATTACATTTATGTCTCCGCTTGTTACCTGAACCTGTGGTCCCATTGCCTCGACAACACCTGCACCTTCTCTTTGGAAGATAAGTCCACAAGAGTTAGCAAAGTTAGAAGCTTGGCCATATTCATTGTTGATACCATCAACGGAATTTCTACCATCTTCAACCCCTACATCTACAAATGACCCTGTATTTCCAGGATTAGTGATGTTAGTATCTACAGTATCATCGTTACCTGATGCTGGCTTATACTTAGTACCGTACTTACTTAGGAATGGTACGTTCATTGATTTGTAGATATGAATACCTGCAATTTCAAGAACACCTGTACCGCTTTGTAGTGCGTCACCTTGTACGTCTCGGTTAATCAAGTTGTTGTTTGAACAATCTTTGATTAGTGCATAGTACTGTCTTGGGTTAAGAACAGCAACACGTCCGTCACCAGATACACCTTTCTCATCTAGAGCAGCCGCAGCATCATAGAAAGCTGTGACAAGATGAGATGCTGTTACCGCATCGTTTGCATCTGAACCAGCTCCAACTTGAATTTGAGTACCACCAGGCTCTACAAAGTTAGCCTTTGTAATAGGGCTAGCAATACGAGCACCTTTAGATATAGCTCTAAAGATTAGACGGTCATACTTCTCAGCGAGAGCGTAACCAATCTTCTTAGAGATCTCACCACGTAAGTCATAGTGAGCAAGTGTCTCATCTAATTCATACACAAAAGCTGAACTAATTAATAGGTCATCAATTGTGATGGTTTTTTCAGCTACTGGTGGAGCACCGTCATCGTTACCAAGTATGGATCTACCAGGAACATGGTACTCAGCTGTGGTTCTACCTGTGTAGATGAACTGTAAACTCTTACCGTTTTTAAGAGTTCTCTTTGTTACAAGATCCCTTGCGATTGTATTACGCTGGAATCCTTTGAACATTTCGCCACTGAACAGCTTAAGATATAAGGCTCTCGAATCTCCTGTGGAGTTCGATTGACCAGGCCGTGTCAGATCAGCTAATGGTTCGTTACTATTTTGATGTGCCATTGTTATGGATAAAGTTTATATTGACTCTCTCTGTACAGAAATTAAAATTGAAATTTGTAGGTCTATCCCTACCGTCTAGACGGCAAAAGGTATCCAGCGTACTGGGCTTATGCCAATGAAAAGGGGGTCCGACTCTGAGGTGCCCCCTTCCCTGTTCAACCTGTCAACGCTTCCTCTAAAGATTGAGGGAAGTCATCGTCATCATCTACCCCAGGAGGCTGATGATCACTAGGCATCGTATCAGGATGCTCTTCTGGTTTGTTATGATGATTTACTATCCCATAAGGGTAGACAGAAGCGACTGCTCCTTTAGAGTTTTGATGTGACATTAGTTGTTAGTAAGTTTAGTGTAAGTAACACCACGATACTTGAGTTTCATTTCCTTTTGGAAGTCCTGTTGCTCTTTGATACGAGCTTGGAGTTCTACTTGTGACATGATAAAGCCTCTAGTACCTGATCCCCGTTCCATGATCAGGTTTCATGCGTCCATGAAAGATGGATGAACGGACGTGATGTTAAGCGATAGCAGGTGCTATCAATGAGACTTCAGTAGACTTAGCAGCTGCTAGGTCAAGTGGGAAGTTGTGAGCATTACGCTCGTGCATTACTTCCATACCTAAGTTGGCACGGTTGAGAACGTC